GGAATTAAAAATCGAATTTGCCTGTGCTAAAAAGGCTTTGGATGTGTGGTAACATCACCATGTATCTCACCGATGTCATCGATGTGTGCATGATCTATGTTAGCATGATCGACACTGATGTGTGAATCTTCTACTACCTTGACCTTGTATACAATCTTGGATGTCTTCTTAGCAAAGTGAAGATCTATCCTCTTCTTTAACCAATATAAGAAAGCGAGTACCAATATAAATTGGATGCCTTCACCCCAAGACATATTCCATGCTTGGTTTAGGTCAAGACTTGTTGCTGCAATGTAATACACTTACTCCTCCGCTAGGCGTTGGAAGTATTTTAGTGCCTCATCATCAGCATCAACTTGTCCTTCGTTAGAAGTAGATGGGTGTGCTGCAACAGGTTCTTTCTTCTGTACGTATACAGGTTGTTCTTCCTCGGCAACCTCTGGGTCTATTCGAGGAGTCTTTGTGGTTGGATTAAGTACACTATCCATACGCTTCTCTAAGTCAGCATATGCTTTGAACTCTGTAGGTTTAGTAAACTCTTCTAGAGAATACTGTTTCTTCCATAGTCCTTCTAGTGCATCATCATCTTCTAGTAGTGGTTCAACTGAACCAAACTCTGATGAATCGTAGTTACGATACCCTGCAACGTTCTTAATTTTCATCTTGAAGTTAGCACCCTGCCAGAAATCGAATGGATCAATTGCTGTCTCATCCTCATATTCTGGTTGCATAGAAGCAGTTATCTTATCAAAGATCTTCTTACCAAACTTGAAGAGGAATACTCCACCTTCATTGTGTGGGTTTGCTGGATCCTTAACAACATAGATGTTGGCAATGTAAGTTAACTTACGTTTCTGATTACGTGCTTGTGCCCGTTCAGGTGAGCCATCACCACCACTGTTCCAAAGTATTCTATTGTACTCTGATACTGGATCTTTTTGACCCAATGTGGTTAAACTGTTCTCAATGTACCAACCACCAGGTCCTTGGAAAGCATGTGAATATAACTTTGCCCAAGGTAGTTCTTCACCTTCTGGTGCTGGTAGAAATCTGATAACGGCATAACCGTTACCTGCTTTGTCTACTTCTGGTTTCCATACACGCTCATCAGCACCAACTTTAGTGCCTTTAGACATCTTTTCTATCTCAGTCGTCAGTTTGGACGTGAGACTGCCGAGTCGTGATTGTTTCTTTAGATCTGCGAATGACATTTAGATTTGTGGATTAATTGATTGTCAATAAACATAGTATACACCAGTATTTAGGTGATGTCAAGACAAAAAAAAACCCCCTAGATGGAGGTGTGGGAGGTTGGATTAATGTATACCAACAAGTAAGGGGCATTGCTACATTAGTAGATTTTTACCTCACTGTCCGAGACCCGACTGGTAAGTCGATTCACGTTTTCAACGTGCAGCACCACCTGTGTCTCATCACCTTAACTAGCCTTATGCCAGCAAGTTTATTCAGTCACTCCCGTGTCGAGTTCGTCAACCCAACAAAAGTATTATAACACTGTGCTCCTAGGTTGTCAAGCTACTGTGTAGAGTCTTGCTAGGGATGTAAAGATGAGCAGCCAGACTAGTGTCTTTTGAACGAGTAGTAGAGTAATCATCTTCCCATTGGGACAATGCCCATTAAGTATTCGAGTCCTGTATTATTAGTACAGAAGTCAACAGCGTTTGGATGTGCTTGTAACTCAGGCACGTCCTCTTTTGCATGTGTTATTGCTTCGTACGAGTCGTGTGCATACTCGCAAATCTCATAGAGATTTTCCTGACTATCGTGATAGCCAACAGTATAATGGGGCATGATCTTTCAATCCCAGAACATATATTATTTATAGCACAGTTTGGGTATAATTGCTTAGTTCAGTGTGGACTTACTGACACTGGTACGTATGGTCTAAAATCATGGCACTTAAGTTTTCTTTTAAAGATAATAGGTATGCTTTTTGTTCTATATCTTTACACAATGGCAGATAGTCTGACACTATATCGTGGAGCATTCTAGTCTCCTCGATACACATTTCTTTTACACAGCACCAGTCATCATTCATGTAATCCTTCCTGTAATTTTTCAAGTGTTTGTTTCATGTGCATGAATATAGTATTCATATCAGTGTCACCAAATCCCATCTTCTTACTCTGTTCAAGTAACTTTACCTTCATCTGCTTTGCTTCTTCATCATCGGATAAAGACATGCGAGTAAACATTACTTGCTGCTTCTCTAATAACTCTTTCAGTTTATCAATATGTTCAAACATGTCAAGGGCTTGTAGGTTACCCACATCTTTGATAGTATTATACAGATCAGTCTGAAGTTGGAAGATCTCTTCCATACTTTCTTTAACCTGTTCTGAATCAAAGAATCTAGACATAGTTTTCTTGTACCTGTTGGATTAAATGATCTTTGTATTTCGATTTGTTAATATTTAGAAAGGGTTTATACTTCTTAATCTTCCTACCAACCAGTTTCCATACGGGATCATCTAATAACTTGTCATAATCTTTTACATAATCAAAGCAGTAATCATATATCACCATGTTTTCTAAAGATATATTACCTGCAAGATGCTCCTTTAATATAGGTGGGTGACCTTTACTAGCATCAAAGAACTCTTCATAGTCATACTGTTCCATCATAGTATGAGACTCTTGCTTAAACTTATAGAATAAACTTTGTCTTGTATGCTCCCATGCTTTATAGTTTAACTCACCCTTCAACTTCATCTCTGCTATAGCATATGATATCTCATCCATGGTTGCAAAGTTTGCCAAGAAATAACGCTTGAGTTCCTTGTCATCATACTTCCTCGACATCATCTCAAAGAAGTAACGATCCTTTCTCTTATAGAATGAGTTTATATTAGCACTAACTTTACCTTTAAACTTGAAGTAGTCATAACTATCCTTAGTAAAATGATTCCTCAAGGATAGGTATAATTGGTAGGTCTCAAAGGGATTCATAGAGCAAGCTTAGCACGTGTAGTTCTCTTTAGATAGTTAAGGTTAGAAGCATTCATCTTTAACTTCTCCTTCAATGGTTTAGATATCAACTTGTTAACAGATTCAATCTCTATACCATTCTGTTCACAGTAGTGACAGATAGCCTCTATGTAATTCATACCAATATTCTCTTTCACCAAGGTCTCTATGTCATTGGAAAACTTATCCTGACATAGAAACTTTGATTTAATAACTGCTTTCATCTCAGCCTTTTTCTTGATACTCATTGAGTTTCTCCGTGATAAATTTTTCAATGTACTTGATTAGTTTTTGCATGTAAGTTTTCTTATCATACTCCTCGTAAACTTTGACCTCACCATTCTCACATGTCATAATGATAACAAGTTTCTTTACGGGTATGTCAGTTAACTCATAGAACATACATGCATAAGCTGCTGCCTGTACAAAATAGTTCTCAATCCAATCCCTAGGTTTAGGTTTTGCTGCTGTCTTGAAGTCAATGATTGCCAACTCACCTTTGTATTCTGCTATGCAGTCTACAGTTCCAGCAACTCCAAGTTCTTTAGAATATAAACTCTTCTCAAGAGCATAGATGTTATCTATATTGTCAAGCGTTTTGATTGCTTGTTTAAATAACATCTTAGAACCAGGTGTGTCAGGTTCTACTTCTTTGTTGAGTAAATGATTCTCTATCAGGGTGTGTACTTTAGTACCCCTGCTAGTAGATCTCTTGGTGACTCTGTTAGCTTCCTCTTCACCTACTCGCTTACGCCAGTCAATAAAGATCTGTCTATTATACCATGAAGTAACAGATGTGATAGACACTAAAGGTTTATCATCTACATCATAATAACGTACACCATCTATAGTCTTCCTACTCAGGGCAGGGAGTTCTATATCTTTGTGCTGAAACATTACAAACCTAGTTCAATTTTATTCAGAATGTAACTCTTAACTAAACCAGATCTAACGATGTCATCAACAGTAAATTCTATTGAATCAAACTCAGGCATTGCTGAAAGGATCTTCATGAAGTCTAGAATACCATTCTTCTCATTGGTCTTTGTAAGATCAGTCTGTGCTGCGTCACCGCAGAACATTATCTTACAGTTCTCACCAACTCTTGTTATTATACTATCTAACTCGTGAAAGTTCAAGTTTTGTGACTCGTCCACAATAATAATACAATCATCAAGTGTAGTACCACGTATGAATGATGTACTCCAGAACTTAACAGACTCCTGTGCCTTTAGGTTACCCCATAACATTTCAAAGTCTTGGTCTGTAGGTAGTTCAAACATATACTTAACCATATTCTTATAAGGAATCTGGTATAGCATAGACTTATCTTCATGGTCACCAGGTAGAAACCCAATCTCCCTAGTAGATACTAAAGATCTTACTACTACAACCCTATTGTAGGGTGTCATAGGGTTAAGAACTTCTTGTAGTGCTAGGTATAACATGATAAATGTTTTACCTGTACCAGCAGCACCATAAGCATAGACATTCTTTCCTTCTTTGTAGGAATCAAATACCTTTTTCTGATTATCAGTGACAGGGTTAATCTCTATCATCATGTCAGTATTAAAAGGTTTCTTCCTTCTAAGTTGACGATCAGACATGTCAGCAAGTTTAGATGCTGTAGTTGTACGTTTCTTTCTTGCTGGCATTACATGTACCTTCCATTCTGTGGCTTAACTTTAGAACCAGGTACTTGACCTACCTTAGATAGAACTTCATTCCATCCACCATCTGTCTTACTATAAACATCTCCCGTACCACTGACTACTCCACCTGAGCCTGCTGCCCAATCTTTATCCCAATCAGGGTTCTCTTTTCTCCAAGTATCATACTCCTTCATAGACATGGATAACTCTTTGGTGTCACCTGTCTTCAAATTTTTAACTGGATATGTAGGCATGTGATGTTAACAATGTGTAGTATTTATTTGGTAATGATAACTTTACGTTTTACCTTTTGTTGGATAGCAGCACTGAAATGTAGTGGTCGAGCAGTACACATGTTGCAAACCTTATCAGGTATTGTACTACCCCTACAAAACTTTGTCAAATCCTCATCACTACAGTCAACCGAGACACCATCTACAATATACTCTTGCCATTGTGGGTCGTCTTCCTGTTCTGTGACTGACAATAACTCCCTTAGAAATGCAGTGTTAGGACACTTCCACAACTTACTATTATATAACTGAGCATTAGGACATGAGCAAGCGTTATAACTTTTACTAATACTATTATGGTTGTAAGGATATACTTTATTGTCCTTCTTCTTTATACTATTGAACCACCTATCCTTTCCAGTATGGTGTTCGGTCACCAGTACCTTGGGATGATTAAACTTTCTAATGATATCTTCTATCTCTGGTAGATGAATACTTATCCTTAAGTATACCTTTGGATCCTCTAGTACTCTTTTGATCCAGTCTTCATTCTGTAAGAGTAGTAACCCATTGGAATAAAGATAGACAGCATTATCAGTATGTGATCTACATGCATTGACAATCTCCTCACATCTAGGATTGAGTAAAGGTTCTCCACCTATAATAGATATCCTTTCAATATCTATACGTGGTAGTATTTTATCTAGGTCTTCAAGTAGTACATCAGTACCAACCTTAGAGCCTGGTGCGAAATAATTACTGAAATGATTGCAACCCTTACACTGTAAGTTACAGCCTATGGTAGCACTGACATCAAGTATCTTTAATCTTGGGGTCATAATGTGCTAGGTATGCAGCACCAATAGCAGTACCACCATCATGTGCTATGGGTTCAACATAAAGATTTATACCAGGAAAATGCTTTTTGATCTTGTAGTTGACTACACAATTTAGGAAGCACCCACCTGATAATACTATGTTATTACACTTACTCTTACTCAATGC